GGCTGGCTCTGAAGAGGCATTGGACATCAGCACGCAGATGCTATGTCAAATGGCAGAGCTTGAAGATGGCACTAAAGCCTTTGCCTCTGCTGATGCTGCCAAACTGCAGCGAGAGCTGCCGGAACGTGTGCTAAATGATTTAGAGCTGTTCCTGTTCGGGCTAGGTGGTGACGGCAATATAGATGAAGCAAAAAACGATTAGAGGAAGACTCTTGGTTGTTCTTTGAGTTCTTCCTGGCTACTAAGCTCGGGATGACAGTTAGTCGTTTGCGTAGCGAGTTGACGGACGCTGAGTTTGTTCATTTTGCAGCCTTCTACGAGATAAAAGGCAAGCGCGAAAAAGAAGCAATGGATAAGGCAAAGTCAAAACGGTAGACTGACTCTATAGGGAGGTATCGCCGTGGCTGTTTCGGTTGTAGACGTACAGGTAAGGACCGGCGGCGCGGTCAAAGAATTAAACCGTCTTGAGCAGGCGTCCAAAGGTGCAGCGGCTAGTATCGCAAGCCTTGTTTCTACTCTTGGTGCAGGTTTTGCTCTTCAACAAATAGTACGTACAACATCACAGTTTGAATCTGTTTTAAGTGAGATTGGCAAAACTGCAGGCGCTAGCGAAAAGGAAATCACGAAGCTAGCAGAAAGCCTTAAGCAGTTGTCTGCCCCAAGTAAAACAAACCTAGCGCCCACGGTGTTAGCCGAAGGTGTCAAAGACCTTGTGGCGCAGGGTTTGAAGCTAAATGACGCAGTGGCGTCAATGGAGACTCTTGGGAAGGTTGCCGTGGCAACTAACTCGGAATTGACTGATGTCACTAAGACTGGTTTTCAGCTACAAAGCGCACTTAAGATTAGACCAAATGAATTAAAACAAACATTTGACGCCTTGGCATTTGCTGGCAAGGCGGGTGCATTTGAACTGAAAGACATGGCTCAGTTCATGCCTACCATTGCATCTGCTGCAACATCACTAGGCATCCGAGGCAAAGAAGGCGCGGTTGCCTTGGCGGCAATGATGCAGATGGTTCGCAAAGATGCCCCCGGCGCTGCTGAGGCATCTACACGACTGACGGATGCGTTATTGAAAATGACGGCACCGGAGACCGTCAAAAACTTTAAAAAATTTGGTGTAGACATTGAAAAAGTTCTGAAGGATGCAGTGGCAAAGGGTGTCAACCCTATGGATGCTGCAATCAAAGAATTGATTCGTGTCACGGGCAAAGATACATTTAAGTTATCGCAGATATTTGGCGACAAAGAAGCCAAATTGGCATTGATGGCGCTGATGAAATATAAAAAGGAATACGAAGAGCTTAAGGCTGCTGCAGGTGGTGCAGCAGCGGCAGGTACTGTACAAAAAGATTTTGAAGCATCCCTAAAAACATTTAATGGACAACTGCAAACTTTGCAGTCTTCTGGTGAGCTATTAGCGTTGTCGCTGGGCAGAACGTTGCTACCAGTGTTGTCTCGATTCATTGAGGAGCTTGTGCCGCTTGCTAACGGCATTGCTGAATTTGTGCAAGGTATTGGGCAACTACCTAAACCTGTGCTCGATGCAGTTGTTGAAGTAACCAAGCTAGTTATTCAAATTACGTTACTGAAAAAGTTTATTGGGTTGATAGTTGGCGCAGCCGCTTTGTTTAAGGGTGCAATGGCTTTGCTGACTGCCCAGACAGCAATGGCTGGTGCAGCAGCACTTACGGGAAACGCAAAATTGCTTTTACTTCAAGGAGGTATTACAGGAACTGGACGTGTTGCGGCAATAGCAGCGCCGTTAGTTAATACTTTAGCTGCAAGCCTAAGAGCTTTGTCGCTCATTGGGATTGTCACCACTGGTATCAACTATGTAAGCAACGTTGTTGGGGAAGCAAAAAGTATTGAAGAATTGCAGAAACGCAGAGCAGCAGGAGGTGCTGCAGCAGCATTCAAAGGCGCTACTCGTGAGACAGTTGTCAGCGCACAAGCGGGGCAGCGAAAAGCTTTGTTGGCACTGCAAAAAAAAGAAGAGGAGCGACAAAAAAAATTGGCGAAATCAAGTCCATTATTTCAAATACCCGTAGTTGGACCCTTGGCTCTGACTGCGATGTCGCCGTTTATGGCAGCAGAGCAAACAAGAATATCTGAAGAGCAACAATTTGCAAGAGGAGTATTAGGGCTTAATCCTAGTAATTTCAAACCTGAGGCAGCAACTCAATCGAATCTTGATGACTCTTCAGGAGTTGGCATAGATCCACTGACCAAGCAAAAGAATAAAAAGCCACGCGAGAGTCAAGTGCCTGAGCTGACACGTGAGCTTGGTTTATTGCAGCAGCAAACACAACTGCAGGGTCTGCTAGGTCAAGCTGCTTTGGCTAAAAACAAAGAGGATGAGATTCGCTTGCAGGGTATTGGTCGAGAAACTGAACTTCTGTATCAAGCCCTTGCTATTGAGCAAAGCTCTGTACCCCTACAAGAGAAACAGCTTGGTATTGCCAAAATTGGTGAACAACTGGCTCAAAGCCAAATTCAAACAGCACAAGAACTTGCGATGCTCGACTTGCAGCAACGTGAGACAGGCATTGAAAGAATCAAAACTATAGAAGAAGAGAACGATTTGCTGCAAGCAAAACTGCAAGGCAATGAGGCAGAGGTTTTGCTTAGGCAACAGATTGCGCAAATAATGAAAGATACAAAAGGATTGGACAAAGGGCAAGTCAAAGCACTTTTAGAGCGCAACAACGCCCTCAAGCAACAGATTGATGCTGCCACTCAACTTAAACAGCTTTATGCCGACATTGGTATGTCCATTAAGGACGGTGTTGTTGGCGCTATCCAAGGCGCCATTGATGGCACGAAGAGCCTGCAAGAGGTTGCTACCAACTTGCTGAATAACATTGCCAACAAGCTGCTGGATGTAGCTGTCAACCTTGCCTTGTTCGGTGCAATGTCTGGCACTGGTACTGGTGGCGGCTTGCTTGGCGGCTTGTTCAAGCGTGCCAACGGCGGCTCCGTCATGGCTGGTCAGCCTTACTTGGTTGGTGAGCGCGGCCCTGAGTTGTTTATGCCGGGTCGCAGTGGTGGCATCGCTCCTGCTGGTTCTTTTGGCGGAGTTGGCAATATTGTGGTAAATGTTGACGCCAGCGGTTCCAGCGTGCAGGGTAATGGGCCTGACTCCGCCGCTTTGGGTCGTGTTGTTGGAGCTGCACTGCAGGCAGAATTGATTAAACAAAAGCGTCCAGGAGGCTTGCTGGCGTAATGGCAACATTCCCCGCGATCACACCCGCATATGGCGCTCAAAAAAGCAGCCAGCCCAACGTCCGCACGGTCCAATACGGAGATGGTTACAGCCAACGGTTGCGTTATGGCTTGAATCAAGATGCAAAGCGATGGGATTTGACTTGGCAAAACATCACCGAAACCAACGCCGACACCATCGAAACCTTCCTTGAAGCCCGCGCTGGCGCCGAATCTTTCGACTGGACTACGCCAGAAGGCAGCACCGGCAAGTGGATTTGCCCGCAGTGGAACAAAACAATCCCTTACGTCAACCGCGCCACGATCACTGCCACCTTCATCCAAGTGTTTGAGCCATGACCTCAAGCGTCTTTGAAGACCTCATCAGCAGCTCGCCTTACGCGATTATCGAGTTGTTTGAAATTGAGCTGCGCCAAGACCTGCACGGCAGCGACGAAATTTACCGCTTCCACAACGGCGTCAACCAAACTACCGCTGCTGGTGACGTGGTGTGGAAAGGCAACAGCTACTACGCCTTGCCCATTGAAGCCGAGGGATTTGAGTACAACGGCAACGGTCAACTGCCACGCCCCAAGATCCGCGTAGCCAACCTCCTCGGCAGCATCTCAGCCATCCTCATCAACATCAACGACGAAACCTTCGGCAATGACTTGACTGGCGCGAAGGTGACACGCATCCGTACGCTCAGCCGGTTTTTGGATGCCGTCAACTTCCCCGGCGGAGTCAACCCCTACGGCACTCCATCCGATATTGAGTTCCCCAAGGAGGTGTATTACGTCGATCGCAAGACGGTTGAAAACCGCGACGTGGTGGAATTTGAGCTGGCCGCTGCGTTTGACCTTGCCGGTGTTCGTGCCCCCAAGCGTCAGTGCATCGCCAACCTGTGCCAGTGGGTCTACCGCAGTGCCGAGTGCGGCTACACGGGCACCAACTACTTCGACGAAAACGACACCCCGCTCAATAGCGTGCCCGCCACCAACTGGCCTAGCGGCACCAACACGCTGAGTCCTGGCACCACCACCTTTGTGCTTGAGACGCAACTGGTCAGCAGCAATCAGTGGTTTCGCTGGCGCATCGGCTCACGCGGCAACGTATTTGTGCAGGACAAGGCCGGCAACGTCGTGTGGAGCGCCAACACCCAAGACATCGGCGGCTACCGCTTGGAGATGGAAGCCAACGGCAATCTGCGCCTGCTGACCACTGCTGGTGTATCGGTGTGGCGCACGGGCACCGCTTTCCTTGGTACACCCGTCACCGTCACCTACCAGAACTGGGAACCAACCGACATCCGCGCAGGTCGCAACGGCTCGTTCTTCCACGAAGTCCTAGGCAACGCCGATAGCTATGCCGTTGGCACCACTCGCACTGCTAACTACACCTTCACCTACGAAGGCAAGACGATGACGCTGCAGCTTGCAGCAACTTGCGAGTTGATCCCTGCCGAGGAGGCATCGTTGTACCCCTCTGCCACCAATCGCTGGCGTCAAACCAGTGGCTCTGGAGCTGCTGCAACCGTGATCTCCTCCACTGGCCTGTGGAAGCAGGACACCGTATTTAAGGCAACAGTTACCACTGCCCTAAGCAACCCCTTTCGCTCACCCGTTGGCTACGGCACGCTTGAAACGGTTTCGGCGGTTTATACCATCGCCTCTGTGACTGGCACGGCCAACCGCGCTGTAATCGAAAACAACGGCAACCTGCGCCTGTTGAACTCCAGTGACGCTGTGATTTGGGAAACAGGCATCAACAACACCACCGAGCCTCGCGTCATTTCCGGCACTGGCGACCCGCTAAACGATGTATGCGGCAAACGGCTCAGCAGTTGCAAGGTGCGCTTCGGTGAAAACGCCGAGCTGCCCTTCGGCTCATTCCCAGGCGTTGGAGCGTCCTACTAATGAAAAGCTGGCAGAAGGCAGCAGTTGAGCACGCATTGGCCGAAGCGCCACGGGAAGCCTGCGGCTTGGTGGTGGTGATCAAAGGACGCGAACGGTACTGGCCGTGCCAAAACCTTGCCCCCACCGCTGACGATTTCTTCCTGCTGGATCCCGTTGACTACGCCGATGCTGAGGACGCCGGTGAGGTGGTTGCTGTCTTCCATAGCCACCCCAAAACACCCGCCACCCCCAGTGACGCCGATCGCCTCGGTTGCACCAAATCCGGCCTGCGCTGGTACATCGTCAACCCCGGCACGCTGGCATGGTGCGAGATCGCCCCAAGCGACTACAAGGCACCGTTAATCGGGCGGCAGTGGGTCTGGAGCATCAGCT